GAAGACGGCCGCTATGCTGGCGGGCTTCATCTACGACGATTTCGGCTCCGCCCAATTTCCAATGGAAGGCGAACAGAATGGCTCCCAAATCACGGCGTCGCTCGAACCGGGCACGCTCCAACGGCTCGGGCCGGGTCAAAAAATCACCTTCACGACGCCCGCGCAAGCAAACCAAGGCGTCGAGTTTCTCGCGTCGCAAATCCGCGCGGTCGCATCCGCCTTTGGTGTTCCGCCTCAGTTCATTGATAGCGATTATTCGCGCGCCAATTTCAGTTCTCTCCGCTCTTCGCTCACGATTTACGCGGCGCGGCTAGACCAAATCGTTCACACCATCTTGCGGCCGATGCTGCTTGATCGTTTGTGGCGTCGCTGGATCACCCTTGAAATTCTGGCCGGCCGAATTGAAGCGCCGGATTTTGGCGCCGATCCCGCGCCTTGGTTTGCGGTCGAGTTCTTCCCGCCGGCGCCGCCAACCCCCGACGATCTGAAAGCCGCGCAAGCGGACATCGCGCAGATTAAAGCCGGGCTGAAATCGCGTGCGCAAGCCATCCGTGAGCGTGGCTACGACCCGGCAACGCTCGACGCTGAACGCGCGGCCGATGCGGAGCGCGCAACCGCGCTCGGGCTCGACCCGGCGGCCGATCAATCCACCGCCAATGAGGACTCGAACTCCAATGCTGACACGTAAAGCCCCGCTCGCTCCGACATCGTATGACGCTGAAAAGCGCTTGGTCACGGTTTCGTGGGGCGAAGGCGCGGCCGTGAATCGGCGCGACATGCAAGGGCCGTATATCGAGCGGCTTTCAATGAAGCCCGAGCACGTGAACTTGAGTCGACTCCAAGGCGGGCCGGTCTTTCTCGACCACGTTGCGAACACCCGCGCGTTGATCGGGGCGATTGAGCGCGCATGGATCGACAACGGGCAAGGGTTCGCCCGCATAAAACTTTCCTCCCGCGCCGATGTTGCCGGCCATGTGCAGGACATCGCGGACGGGATTCTCAATTCAGTGAGCGTCGGATACGCGGCCACCAAATGGGCCGAGTCCACCAACGCTCGCGGCGACCGAGTCCGAATGGCGGTCGCCTGGACTCCCCATGAAATTTCATTCGTTGGTGTCGCCGCTGATCCGGCGGCGAAAGTCAGGAGCCATGAGCAATGGACCCCGAACTCGAAGACACGCCGGAAGAAACCGGCAACACGCATCAACAGACTCGCGCAGCGACGCGCGTTCAGATTCGATCCATCATCCGGCAAGCTGGCGGAACGGCCGAGCAAGCGGACGAATTGATCGACGCGGACGCGACTATCGAGGAAGCGCGCTCCGCCGCGTATGACCTCATGGTTCAACGCGACCGGCAAACGCCACGCTTGCGCGCTCACGTCGGCGTCGATCACACCGACCCAGCCGAATTGCTGCAACGCCAAATCGGCGCGGCGGCGGCTCGGGCGACCGGCGGCAAGGTCGAAGACAACCAACGTGAGTTCGCCGGCCTCACGATGTTGCAGCATTTCCGCGAGATGTTGGAACGTCGCAACGTCAACACCCGGCGCATGAATGACGGCGAACTTATCGCCCGCGCATTCGGTACGGGCGACGCGCCGGAGTTCCTGACGGGAGTCGGCAATCGCACCGCGCAAGCGGCTTACGCCGCCGGGACAAACCCCGTCACGCAACTGGCGATCACAAAGACGGTTCCCGACTATCGGCCCGTTTCGCTGCTCCGCGACACGGCGTTTGACGGCGAGCTTGAGCCGGTGAGCGAGCATGGCGAGTTCACCCGCACTAGCTTTGACGAGTCGAAGCTCACGGCGAGCGTGGACGATTACGCCCGCGGATTCGACGTGACCGAAAAGGCCATCCGTAATGATGACCTTGGCGTTCTCACGTCGGTTACGTCCAAGTTCGGCGCGATGGCGGCGCGCAAGGACGCTTCGCTCGTGCTCGGCCTTCTGACGGGAACGGGGCCTACGGTCGAAGATGGTCACGACCTTTTCGATGCGGCCAACCACGGCAACTACGAGGCGGGCAACACGCAGTTGAACGTCGAGTCCTTGTCGGCCGGCCGCCTCGCCATGCGTTCGATCACTGGCGAGAAAGGCGAAGCGCTCAACATTTCGCCGCGCTACCTTGTCGTGTCGAAAGAGCTTGAGACCGTCGCCGAACAACTCATGGCGTCGCTTTCGCCTATCGCCCCGAGCGATGCGCAGCCGATCAAGCTGCAAATCATCGTGGACGGCGGGCTTGAGCCGTTCTCATGGTATCTGTTCGCCGATCCGGCCGCCGCGCCCGTTCTCGCTATCTTGCGACTGGCCGGCGCCGAAGCTCCGCGCGTCGAGCAATCGCAAGCGTGGAACAGCTACGCCACACAATTCCGCGTCAAGCACACGGTCGGCGCCTCCGCGCTCGGCTGGCGTGGCGCGGCCAAGTGGGCGAGCGGCGAAGATTCCAACTCCGCGATCTTCGGCTAAGCGGCCATGGCGACTCCGCTCTCCCTCGACGAACTGAACGGGCTCCGCGCCGAATTGGTGCGGGCTCGCTTGGGCGGCGTCCGCGAGGTCAAAGACCAAAACGGCGAAACCGTCACCTACAAATCCGATGCGGAAATGCAGGCGGCGTTGGCGTCGGTGGAAGCGGAGATCGCGCGGCTTTCTCAAACATCAATTCGGACCGTTCGGTTCGAGACCACGAAAGGCTAATCCAATGAAGAACTATCTGAACCCCGGCCGCGCGATTGATTGCGATGCGCCGGCCAATGTTGACGCGGGCGGCGTCGTGGTGATCGGCGCTTTGGTTGGCGTCGCCACCGCAGCGGCCGACAACGGCGACCCTGTGACCGTGCAAACGGAAGGCGTGTTCGAGCTTGCCAAGGCGAGCGCCGAAGTGATCGCCATTGGCGACACCTGCTACGTCGCGGCGACGAACGGCCCGGTTCACACCAATGCCGATTCCGACTCGAACTCGGGCGGCGTCACAAAGATCGGCTACGCGGTCGCGGCGGCCGGCGCGGGCGCCACGAAGGTCCGCGTTCGGCTCGTTCCCGTCGTTTGATGGCGGCGGACTATCGGCCCGGTGAAATCGTGCTGCATCCCCTTGGGCCTTCAAAGGTCATTGGGGTGCAGCACGAAGCATCGGCCGGCGACTGCCTCGCCATCGCGCCCATTGGCTCACGCAGCGGCGTCATCAAGATTCCGCTTCATCGTGTGCCGGGTCTCGCGATGCGCGTCCTGGCGCCCGCGGAAGCACAACACGAGCTTGACCGAATGCGCGCGGCGGAAGCGAGCGCGCGGCGTCGGAATTTCGGAAGCAGAATGCGATGAACCAGTTAATCGTGAATTTGTCGCTGATTGCGCGAACATCGGGTCTTGACCGACTCCCTGTTTTGTCGGCGCCGTGTGGCGTTTGGCGAATCTCGTGCGCGAGATGCGCGCCATGAGCAGACGAGTCCACCCAAGCCATGACGGCGCCGCATCGTTCGCGGAAGCGCGCGCACGCGCGGCGACGCGCGGCCCCGATCAATCAGGCTGGCTGACTGTGCCCGAGGCTGCCGCGCTTGTCGGTGTCAGCAACCAAACGATCATGGCCGCATGGCGACGCGGTGAACTCGTGTTTCCCGACGTGCAAGGCACGCATCGAGTCGATCCAGATGCAGTGCGAGCATGGGCAAGGAGATTGCGCTTGATCGCTTAGGAAACATCGGCCGCCAGCGCGAGGGTACACGCTGACGGCCGGAAATTCGGGGGAAGCACACCCCTAACCAACGGCCGAAGGAGGGCCGCAGCTATGAGTGACAGTCCAAACCAACCCGCACCCGGTCAACCGGAATCTGAGTTGTGGATTCTGCTTACCGAGGACACCGGCGGCAAATGGCGAATTGATCGCCTTCGCAAGGTAGCGCGCGCCGTCGCCGCTGCGTGGCCCTCAACGGCCGCCAAGCTCTCACGACTCCACGATCATGAGGGACATCTCTCAATCGTTTGGAACGCTACGCCCGATGAGCACGATATGC